GGAAATAACCAAGCAAACCCGTCATCATCTGGTGTAATGGGTATTGATATTGGAGTACGAAACGAAGAAGCAACTCTACTTCGCGCTCAGTTCGGATCAGTCAGAATCGTTTAAAGAAATTGGGGAGCCGAAGCTCCCCTTTTTTATTTACTCGTCGTCGTTCAACAATTGCGAAAAATAATCCAAATCGTCATCGGATTCGTCAGTATTAATTACTAACTCTTCCATTTGAGTTTCTTTCTCTTGAATTCTCTGTTGTTTAACAGCTTCAACAACGCTTGGAGCTTTACTCACAGAATTACTATTCAATCCTAGAACTCGATCCAACTTAGTCTTTAGTTCATCATAAGACTTGAAATTCTTTGGATCAAGAATTTCTTTGAGAGAATGTTCTTTATTCCAAATTGCTTCCAATTCATCGTCATTGTCAGACAATGGACCTGGACCATCAAATTCAGAAAGATCATAATTCTGATATCCATCAACCTTACGAATCTTTAGTTTAAAATTCGCACCAGTCCAAAGATCAAAAGGATCAATTGCCTTATCATCCTCAAACTGAGGATTCATAGCTTGAGTGATCTTCTCAAAAATCTTCTTACCATAACGGAAATAAAATACCTTACCTTCGTTTTCGGGATGCTTAGGATCCTTAACAACATAAACATTAGAAACGTAGTGTAGGCGACGCTTTTGCTTTCTAGCTAGATCCTTATTTGCCTCAATACCAGAATTCCAAAGTTGAGTATTATATTCTCCGATTGGATCTTGTTGTCCAATTGATGTGAGACTCTTTTCAATATACCAACCACCTTGTCCTTGAAAACCGTGATCGTAATATCGGACCCAAGGAAGACCATCGTCACCGTCTTGGGGAGGGGAAGGAAGAAAACGAATAATTGCATACCCATTTCCAGTTTTATCGACTTCACATTTCCAATACTTTTCTTCGCCATCATTATAATTAGAACCACCAGAATTTAGCGATTCAACTGCCTTTGACAGCTTATCAATACTAGAACCAGAACTCTTCTTTAAATTTGCAAATGAACTCATATATTACCTCTTTATTGCAACGTATTAACAACTTAAAAACAACTTATCCACATAAACATAACGAATATACTATTTAGCTCAATCTTTTTACCTCCTGTTTCAAAATAGTTTTCATTTTATCTGTATCAAAAATAAGGAAAGGTTTGTATTTGATACACTTCAATCTAAAACCTTTCCAGATCAGTTCATCATTGATCTTTTTTTCCCAAACTTTAATAAATTGTAATATATCATCTAAAATAAGTAAAGTCTCCAGAGAAACTTTTTTCTGCATTACCATTTTCATTAATATTGGAAAATCTTTTTTCACCAACAAAACATCGTTTAAATTATCTCGATCTTCAAATATCAGAGATATATCATTTTTGAATATATACCCCAAACTTTCTTTCTTCTTTTGCCAATTTTTATATACATCATCGGCTTCTTGAGATAGCAAATCATTAATCCAAATTTTGGGATTTTCTAAAAAATTAGAAACGTAAAAATATTTTAGATTTTCCCCATACCGCTTTTCTAGTTTTTGAAAAATATAGAATTGATTTTCAGGAATAAACTTGCATTTTGTTTTTCCGTTATACTTTAAAAAATTATAATTTTCATTATTAAAGTGTAGTTTTAAAGAATTATATAAACTACCTGCCTCATATACACTCGACATATTATATTGGCAATACTGGACTTTTTTCTATAAGATTATTTCTTCTTGCTTCTTCTGAAATTTTTGATATCAGAAATGGTGTGATTAAAGTTGCAGCTACTTCAACTTCAAGACCGATTTTCTCGCAATGTTCAGTGACTGCATCAATATAACTGAGTTTATCGTTTTCAGCAAGATGAAGAATTTGCTTAGAGAACAATTCCATTTCTTCAAACTTAGGAATAGACTTTTTCTTTTTCATTTTTTCTCCATTAAAAAACCAGCTATAAGAATATTATAGCTGGTTATCCAAAAATGTAAAGCGAATTTACTTTACCGATTCAAGCGAAACTTTAGCAGTTCCTCCCATTCCAAGCGCATTTTTCGCCGCTTGTGATAAATCAATAATTCGACCTCTTACATAAGGTCCGCGATCAGTGATTGTAACCAAGACAGAGCGTTGATTGGATAAGTTTGTAACTTTAACTTTTGTTCCAAATTTCAAATATTTATGTGCAGCAGTGTAAGCGTGTGTATTGAAAGTGGCACCGGAAGCAGTTTTTTTTCCTTGGAATCCTGGTCCGTACCACGATGCAGTGCCAGTTTCAGCAAAGGTCACATTTGAAAAAAAGAACAAAAAAGTTAATACTATTGTTTTGAACATCATCGTTTTCTCCTATTGGAACAGCGGGATTGCTGTTTTACTATTTGATGAGCGATTTATTTCTTCTTTGAAATGAATCTATTTTACCCCAAATATTTTTGAGGTAAAGTATTTATTATAGGTGTTTTTTCTAAAAAGTAAAGAGTTATTTATTCTTATAAATAAGTATAGGTCGCGGAACTGTCATTCCCACCTATTCTAATACTAATCAGGAGTATCAGCTATGGATATTTATCCAAACATTTATTATGTCTATTTCTACCTTCGGTCAAAAGATTCCGAAACTGCCAAAGCGGGAACACCTTATTATGTCGGTAAAGGCAAAAACGGTCGAGCGTACAATAATCACGGAAAAATTCCTGTCCCAAAAGACAGATCAAAAATCATACTTGTAGAACAAAATTTAACAGAACTTCAAGCATTTATTCTCGAAAGATATTTTATTCGTTGGTTTGGTAGAAAAGACAATGGAAAAGGAATATTAAGAAATTTAACAGACGGAGGCGAAGGACATTCTGGGTTTATTCAATCCGAAGAAACGAAAAAGAAAAGATCAGTTCTACAAAAAGAATTAGTAACACAAAAAAATCATAATTGGCAAAAACGAGAAGACGGAAGTTCTGTGGGAAAAGATGTTGCTCAACAAAGAGTGAAAAATAAGACGCATAATTTTCAACTTTCTAACGTTGGGTTTAGAAGAAAAGGGTTCCAAAAAGAAAGGGTTGCTGAAGGATCTCATAACTTATTAAAAAGGGAAGATGGAACTTCTGTTGCTTCAGATTCTGTTAAAAAAGGAACTCATAATTTATTAAATGCAGTTAGTTGCTTTGACAAATCAGGAAAATGCGTACAAATACCAAAAGAAATTTATTTTTCTCAAACCGGACCAAGAGAAAATTGGGAGTGGAAACAAATTTCCACTGGTACAGTGACTTCTAGAAACAAAAATGGGGAATGTAGAAACATTCCCCAATCAATATACAATTCCCAAACCGGACCTAGAGAAAGCTGGGAATGGGTTGCTGTTGGTAGTAAAGAAGGAAAATTAAGAAAGGTGGTATAATTTATAATATTCTTGAATTTTATTAATTAAAGGCTTAATATATTGTTTAGTTGGTTTTATAAACTCTTGGCTATTTCCATCATCTACTGATATTAATATAACAATTTGTTTCGCAAATATTCCAGTCAATTCATAATAAGCAAGAGAATAGAAACAACATTGAAGAAAATAATCGGTTATCCATTCTTCTTTTTTTTCTTTTCTAGATGTCTTAAAATCAATAACAGAAAACGTATTTTTGTAAGAAGACAAACAATCGCATCTTCCAGCGACCTTTAATTTATTTGAATATAAAGGAACTTCTAATTTATGGACATTATTAATATTGTCCAACAAAGGTTTAAAAGAATAAAACGAAGAAAGTGCATCAGGCATAAATTCTTTTTTGTTAATTTCTTCGTTTGATAAGTATTTCTCGGCTAATAAATGTAATTTTGTTCCTCGAGAAGAAGCAGTTCTAGTTATCTTATTTGCTTCCGATTCTCCAACACGGTTTCTCCATTCCACTAAAGCTGGATTTGGAAAAGAACCAAGCACCGTAGTGATGCTTGGGAACTTTCCTTCTGGAGTTACATAATGTCGTTTTCCGTTTATATTTTCAGTATTCAATTCCAACAATTGCGTTGGAGGACAATGATTAAATTTCAATACTATAATCCCAATTTATCTTTTTCAATTAAATATTCTTTGACCAACCCACTTCTAACACAATCGTCAATAGTGAATTCAACCGCATCAAAAGAATCCATATTATTTATGATCTTCATAAAATCCAAATATCCACTTATTTCGCGTTTTCCGTCCAAATCAGTTTGTTTAAAATCTCCAGAAAAGAATATTCTGGTATTTTTACCGCACCTTGTGATAATAGAATCTGACTCGTGGAAATTACAATTTTCAAACTCATCAACCAATATTAAAGTATTATCAAATGTAGTTCCTCTTATATATGATGTAGATTGAAATTCAATTAAATCTTTCTTCTTTAATATTTCATAAGCATCTGCTCTACCGAATAAATCGTTGCAAATATTTTTATATGGTATTTCATATGCTTCCATCTTTTCGTCTTCACTTCCTGGCAAGAAACCAATATTTCTTGTTGGAACTGCTGATCTAATAATAACTATTTTTTCGTATTCATTATTATAAACTAAATCGTGCAACATCAGATATAGTAAACAAAACGTTTTACCTGTTCCAGCAGATCCAGCACAAACAATATGTTTTTCATTATGATACGCGTCAAATACTAAACCTTGATTTTTGGTTAACGGATGGATTTCTTTTAATTGTAGATTTGATAACCCAGCATTTGGTTTCTTCTTTGACTTTTTTATAAAAGATACATTATCAGCGTTGTCTATTTCGTGGCTTTTCAGGAACTTTGTATTTGCCTTTTTAACTGGTCTGGTTGCCATAGTTTATTTCCTTATATGAAAAAAGGAGCGCAACTTTCGCTACGCTCCTTTAATGATTAACTAAAAATAGTCAAAATATCCATAACGATCACTGTTTTAATATTAATTTTTTTCAATCCCACCTCGATTGAATATTATGTCCAGGATTATTTTTCTTAATCCGATTAATTACGCCTTCTTGAAAATCTTTTGGGGGTTTTCTGATTCCTAATGAAATTGAATCTGCAAAATGCATTGAGGTGAAATGTTGTTGTTCGTTTGGGTGGTCGATTTTGTATTGTTCCCATTCGGAAATACTCATCATTTTATCTTCAATAACACCCGTTTCTTTGTTTAAAATACTATAAATTGGCATCTGGACCTCATCTCTATTATATAAATTATTTATATTTTCTTGAAAATCTTCGAATTTACGCTTCCCCTATCAGCCCAATTCAAAAATTGAGCAATTCCAGCTAAAATTCTACCGAAAATCATAAAAATCAACGAACCAACAATGGCTAAAATCACTAACCCTTTAACAGCTTCGCTAAATTCTAAAATATATACAGGAAAAATAGCTAGAATAGAAAAAGGAAATATGAAAGATCCAATTTTATAAGGAATTAATCCCATCAAAAATACAAATTTTAAAAATTTTGATGATCCTTCGTATGTAAATTTGACAGTTTTTCTAGGCATACGAAAACCATTCAGGTATAGATCTTGAATTAACTTTACCAGACCAATTAGCTAAATGTTGTTTTGATTTAATATAATAATTTCTATACGATGCAACGGAATCATTAATGATTTTGATTTCTTCCGGCATTGCAGGAGTAGGTTCTGTGAACTCTAATTGTGAAATATTAATTGGAAGTTGCTTTAAAGCATTAACTAATCCAGAAGACTCACATTTGTGAACTCGTCCATATCGAAAAGTGTATTCTTTACAGAGTTCAACCAATAAGTTATGGAGCCATCTATAATTTGAGTCAGATTGCCTAGTCCAAATTGCAGAGGGATGGTTAAGATGGGTTGCGCTGTAAAGTATAGTATCTCTTTCATCGTTTAGTTTCCATTGTTTGAATTTTCTCCACCTTACTGGAAAGGAACCAGCAACCATTTTCTTACCTTCTTCTTCTCTACCATCTAATACTCTATGAGCAGTAGATAGAAGTTGCGAATATTCTAAAATCATTTTTACGCAATGCTTGTCGTTGTGCATTTGAGCGCATTTAGTAACATCAGAATCAAGAAAAAAGATATTCATATTATATTGTTAACTATGGTTATCATCAAAATCCGATACCTCGGATTGTATATAATGTAAGAAAGTTTATTAATTCTGTTTATTTCTAATAAAATGAAATTTATAAATTTTCTACAAATAAATCATACCTCCTTTTACTTGCAAAGTAAAGTCAATCCGTGAACGTTGGCTGCACTCTCTGCGCTCTCTTTAGAATAATAATTCATAAACATCTTCTTTCCATATTTAGTGTTGGAATATATGACCCATTGTCCATTATATGGATATTCTTGACACTGTTCAATAAAATAAACAGTTTCTTCTTCTAGAGGTTCTAGTGGTGCGGGTTGATCTTTTGCCATTATTTTTCAACTAAATTATTTTTAAAAATTTCTGTACACTTTTTCCAAGTCCAATTATAAGACTCATCTTCTACATATTTTCTGGACAGATTCATAGCAGAATCAATAGAATCAATATCAAATGCATCAACTAGATATCCACTCTTACCTTCTCTAATGATTTCTTCAGAAACAGTTCCTTTATACGCTAAAACAGGAGTTCCTGATGCTATTGATTCTAATTGCGTTAATCCGAAAGTATCATTCTTTGAAGGGAAAATAAAAACATCAGCATTTGCATAAGTTTCTGCCAAATCTTTACCCGTTCTTTTTCCAGCAAACGCCACAGCTTCGGAATGATATTTGTTCATCAATTCTTCGAGGTATGGACCATCCCCAACTAAAACTTTTAAATACCCGTCAGGAATAGGAATCTTACAAAAATCATCTAATCCTTTTTCTTTAGAAATTCTGCTAACACAAAGAATAATTTTAAGAACAGAATTTTGAGGTCTATTTCTATATGAAGAATTAAATGATTTTCTATCCACTCCTCTTTTCCAAACAACTAAATTTTCAAAACCTTTACCTTCTAATAAACTTTCGATTTTATTAGTTGGTATTAAAACGTTTTTAGAATTAGAATGAAACCATCTAAAGTATGGATACGTAAATCCTGATGGGATTTTAAACATATTCTGAATAAATTCTGGAAACATTGAATGATAAGAAGTTGTATAATTATAACCTTTTTTATCGCAATATAATTTCCCAGCTAATCCTACTGGACCTTCTGTCGCTATATGAATATAATCGGGATTAATACATTCTATTTTATTGCCGATCTTATAAACATTCAAAGAAACATCTATTTCTTTATAGAAGGGTAGAGAAATTCTATTAAAATGATATGGATTAATCCAATATATATCAAAATCTTTACTAAGAATATCGGTAGTAGTTTTAAGAGTTCTGACTACACCGTTTGTTTGTTTTTCTGTTGTATCAGTTATGATTAATAACTTCTTCATATAGGTTATTCCAAGTAATTATCTCAAATGTTCCATCGAAATTTTCTACCAAAGCTGTACAGGATTCTACCCAGTCTCCGTCATTCATATATTCTATTCCTTCTATAGTTTTTATTTGTGCGTGATGAATATGTCCAGCAATAACGCCATCATAAAATTTTCTTTTGGAATATTCAACTAGATTATTTTCGTAATCAAAAATAAAATCTACAGCACCTTTTACTTTATGTTTCAATATTTTACTAAATGACCAATACCCAAACCCAAACTTGTGTCTAATCCAATTAAATTTAGAATTTAAGTTTAAAACAAAATCATAAAGTTTATCTCCTAGAAATCCTAACCAAGGAGCAAGTTTGCTAATACCATCAAACATATCTCCGTGTATAACCAAATATCTTTTTCCGTTTATACCAATATGTTCTGCTTTATTAGCGAATTCTATTTTACCGAAAGAAATTCCATGAGAAAGGATAGGTCGTAGAAATTCGTCATGATTACCTACAACATAAACTATTCTTTGTTTTTTAGAGAGTTTTAAAATAAAACGAACGACATCAGAATGGGATTTCTTCCATTTCCATTTATTTTGTTGAATTTTCCAACCATCAATTATATCTCCAACAAGATATAAAGTGTTACAAGAATTATTTTTAAGAAAATTAAGTAGTAACTCTGCTTTACAGTCTTTACTACCTAAATGCGTATCGGAAATAAAAATTGCTCTGTATTTGTTCCTCATTAGTCAGGGACATTGTAATATAAATTGATTGCCATAATATGATTCATCTGATCATCTACTAAATCTTTGTTAACAAAGACGTTTTGATATCCAACTTCAATTTTAACGTCTTGATTTAGTTGAATATATGGTCCAATGAAGAATCGGTTTTGATCTATACCAGCAACTGGTCCCCAAGAAACATCATTAAGATTTACAAATAGTTCTTCACTGATTGCTAATCCCCAATTCTTTTCAATTGGATATGTATATTTAACCTGTTGTCTTGCTCTTAATGCTGTTCCATATCCTTCTTCAATAGTTCTTTGCTCAAAACGAGTTCTAAATTGAAGTTTTCCATCTTCTTTAAAATCTTGAATATTCATATATTGTTGCCAAGCACGATTTTCATTAATATCTTTCTTGGCATATGGAGGTTGTGAATATTGATATAGATATCCTAGCATTACAGAATTCTCTTTATCAAAATTATATCCAAAACCCAATCGAATAGGAACAGATCCTATATCATAACTATTGTTATTAAACGATTTTGGATATTGTGAAGAACGAATATTCGCCTCAAACATATAATTCCAAGGAGAATCTTTTCCGAATTTTCCATTGATGAATGCAGCAGTCCACTGCCCAAATAAATGTTCTTCTTCAGCAAAACCGTTAGAAGTAAATAATACCAAAACCAAAAATAAAATGTGTTTCATTGTTATACCATTAAAGATAATAGACTTATAACAACAATTAATATAGTAGATAGTTCTATAATTTGTTGCATAATATTCTACGAGTTAAATAAAAATATTTAACTTCTTTATATTACGATTGTATTACCGTTACGTTAAGATTTGGTTAAGATTTATTTTTTCTTAGAAGCTTCCTCATTTAACAACTTTGGCGCATTTCCAGAAATCAATTCATCTCGAATTGATTCGTACGATTCAGAAACATTTAAAGTCCCTTGCTCAAAATGAACAATACAACCAACACCGTTTATAACCGGAACAACTTTTTTAATCAACGAAAGATTAATTATTGTCTTTTCTCCAGTTTTATTTACTTCAATAAATTTCATTTTTATTCCTCGCTAGATGTATCTTTATAAATCTTCTTCATCGATTCATTCCTTTTCTTATTATACCCATCAATTGCTACAACCATAGACTTAATATAATTTCTATCTGTAACTCCAGTTCTTTTTGGAGAAAGCATTGCAGAAATTTTCACATAAGATGGAACATTTACTTTTGGTCTACGAACTTTTTGTGTCATTTTATTTCACCATTTATTAATCAAATTAATATATTACTACACATTTTTAAAAAGTAAAGTAGAAAAAAGTTCTTTACTTTTTATTTTTCAGAGTTACACTATGTATGTTCCCGGTTGATGTATATTTGTATAAATAGATTAAACATATTTCAACAGGATACAATAATGATATCATTTAAAAAACATTTATCCAACGAATTAATTTCTGAAGCCATTGATTATCATTTAAAAGAATCTATTCCTTTCGATGATTGTATGTTTCGATATGGTTCAGAAAAATATTTTGAATTCTTTTTAGAACTTAAAGAATTATATATTGAAGGAAAATTAGAAAATCTTTCAGAAGACGAAATAGACTTACTTGAATCTGATGTTGGTGAATTTGCAAATTTTGAAAATCAAATTGTCCCACTAGATTTTATTATGGAAGAAGAGACGCCAGAATTAAATAAACCAAAACGAGGCGGAACAAAAAAGTTTTACGTTTTTGTTAGAGATCCGTCAACAAAAAACATAAAAAAGATTTCTTTTGGAGACACATCTGGATTAAGTGTGAAATATGATAATCCAGAAAGAAAAAAGGCGTTTGCTGCGAGACATAATTGTGCGTCAAAAACTGATAAAACCTCTGCAGGTTATTGGGCTTGTAGAGTAAATAAATATTTAGCAAAAACACCAGCAGGAAGACGTGGATATTGGTAATCCTTATATTGATGAATCAAACGATGGATATTTTTTAAGAACGTTTTGTTCCGATTTAGATCCTGATGAATTATATTGGCATAAAGATCGCAACAATCGTTTAATTGAAGTCTTATCTGGAAAAGGATGGAGACTTCAATTCGACAACGAGTTACCAATAACTTTAACAGAATCTTGTAAGTATCTGATACCAAAAGAAACATTCCATAGATTGATTCTAGGAGTTGGTGATTTACAATTAAAAATAATTGAATATTAATTTTATTTACTTTTTAAAAAAGTAGGTTATAGTTATAATTTTATATTGGAGAAAAAAATGAGTGCTTTACATTTTGCGTTAGCGAGTCTTGGTACAATGTGTTATATTGTATGGGCAAATATTACAATTACAGACCAACACCCTTATTATTGGGTTTCGGTATTTTCCTCGCCTTTTATTATTATGATAGGTTTAGTTCTAATCACAAAAACTATTAATCTTTGCTTTAAGCCTTTTATTAAATGAGTGATGAAGAACTGGAAAATCTTCGTATAAAAGAAAGGCAAGAATGTATTCAATTACTCGAAAAAACTATTCATTCAGAATATGCTTTAACAAGAAATGATGTAATAACTTATCAAAAAGCTATTATAGATTGTATAAAACTTTTAAAAAGTAAATAATTTTTATTATGAAAATTGCATACGCATCTGATTTGCACGTAGAATTTGAATCATTAGAAATTTATAATACAGTAAAAGCAGATGTTCTAGTTCTTGCTGGAGATATTATTCTAGCCTCTCGGTTATATGATAAAAACGAACGCCATTTTCTTGGTGACAGAGAATTTCTATGCGGATCTTCTGATAGATTTCACGCCTTTTTCCAACAAGTTTGCGAAGAGTTTCCAAATGTAATTTATATTCTCGGAAACCACGAATCATACCATTTTGATATTGCTAATACATATTCTCACATTAAAGAAAAATTATCTTATCTGAAGAATCTTCACGTTCTTGAAAAAGAAACATTTCAATTAGAAGATGTTACCATTGTTTGCGGAACAATGTGGACCGACTTTAATAAAGGAAACGAATGTGCTATGCGTATTATTGAAAGAAGAATGAATGACTTTCAAATCGTTAAGAATAGTAATAAGACAAATTTAAATGATGATTGGAGTTTAACTTGTTGGTCTGCTACTGATGCATACGAAGATCATCAAAAGTTTTTGGAATTCGCTAAGAATGAATTGGATAACGAAGATAATAGAAAAGTAGTAATGGTAACTCATCATTGTCCTTCGGATATTTGTATCCCAGAAAAGTATAAAGGCGATACTATGATGAATCCTGGATATGTGTCTAACTTAACAGATTTTATTCTAGATAATCCAAAGATAAGAGCGTGGATATGCGGACATTCACATCGTACATTAGACGCAATGATTGGTTCTACTAATATTCTTATGAATTGCAGAGGATATGCTGGGATGGAAGAAATGTCTTATTATTTTGAATTGAAATATGTGGATATTTGATTCGCTAAATAAATTTACCGTTAATTCGGTATTTTTTAACAAAGGAGGTATAAACTAATGAAATATATTACAATGTTATTCTTAGCAGTTATGTTTGTAGGTTGTTCTACTGTAACTGGGTATAAACCAACTCTAAACGAAAAAGCAGATAAGAATCTAGCAAAAGCCGATGAAGATTTCGTTTATTGCCAGCAATTAGCAAACAAAACTTCTGGATATGCAACTGAAGGTCTAGAAGATGCCGTCGTTGCTGCTTCTGGCGCTGCTGCTATTGGTGCAGTATCTGGAGCAATTATCACTGGTGCTGCTTCTGCTGGCGTTGGTGCTGGTGCTGGTGGTGCAATCGGTGGTATTACTGGTCTTTGGTACGGAATGTATGAAGCAGACGAAAGATACAAGCGTTCATTTAATTCTTGTATGAGCCAACTAGGACATCCTGTTCTTTGGTAATTAAAAACTTTACTTTTTTACTAGGTTATTATATAAATATAGTTGTGAATTGAATAGGGGTTGAACGGAATCAAGTAAACCCTGCAAGGATGTTTCCTTTAAACTAAGATGTAATAAGAGGTAATTATGGCAACAGTAGTAAAAAATGTTGAAACCGCAGTAAGCGATTCTGCACTTCTAAATAAGAAGTGGTTAGCGTTTGCGTTTGGTGTATATGCAGTATTCTATGCTTGGGTACGTTGGTATGAAGGCGTATTTGGTTGGAGTGCTGGTTTAGATTCTTTTGCTCCAGAATTTGAAACTTATTGGATGAACTTCCTATATACAGAAATTGTATTGGAAGTCGTTACTGCTTCAATTCTTTGGGGCTATATTTGGAAGTCTCGTGAACGTAATATGGCAGCACTTGCTCCTCGTGAGGAATTGCGTCGTAATATGACCCACCTAGTTTGGTTGTTTGCTTATGCAAATGCAATCTATTGGGGTGCTTCATATTTCACCGAACAGGACGGTCAACATAAGGGCTGCTTTGCATAGTAATATGTATCGAATAACTCCTTTAATTGCTGGAACATCCAATGAAATTTGGACAATCAGCAGCCAAGCGTTAAAAGACGAAGGTTCAACGACCAGATCGAAAGATCGTACATCCAAGTGGATGGAAATGGGGAGCAACCAGAAATGGTTGAAGATATGGTCTGATCTTATAGGCAACTATAAGCAGTTCTCTAATGTAGAACGGTACAAGAATAACGAACTTGTATGAACAAAATGACTTGGCATCAGACAATTGTTCGTGATACTGACTTTACACCAAGTCATATCATTGAATTTTATCTGAGCTATCCGATTTATATTATCACAGGCTTTGGAGCATTTTTATATGCGAAAACTAGATTACCTTTCTTCTCTGAAGGTTTAAGTCTTCCTTATCTAGTAACCGTTGTTGGTCCTTTTATGATTTTACCAAATGTAGGTCTAAATGAATGGGGCCACACATTTTGGTTCATGGAAGAATTATTCGTAGCTCCTTTGCATTATGGTTTTGTGTTTTTCGGTTGGCTTGCTTTGGCGATTGCCGGAGTATTATTACAAGTATTTGCTAGTTTTAGTGGATTAATTGGCAAAGAACTTGTTGAAGCAATTGATGCTGGTGTAGTTGCAAAATAACTATATACGTATAAAACTAAAGGGGTCCTAGGACCCCTTTTTTAATTCTAATTAAAATGTGTAAATATTGCGGAACAGATAATTATAAAGGTATTTATAAAAAACATCACGGTCCAATACCTATTGATCAGGATGGTAGGTCATTTGATATTCACCATAAGGATGGAAATCATAAAAACAACGACCCAAACAATTTAATTGCGTTAAGTATTGTAGATCATTATAACGCTCACTTCTTAAATGAAAATTGGAACGCTTGCATATTAATTGCATTAAGAATGAAAAAGCGTCCGCATACAATTTCAGAATTAATGAAAAAATGTCATTCGGGGATGATGACAGTAAAAGTGGAAAAAACTGGAAAACTTAAAAGAATAAAAATTGACGATCCTATAAGATATACTGGTGAGGTTGTTAGTGTTATAAAAGATAAAACTATAATAAGAGAAATATCAAGCGGAGAAACCTTTTGGGTTAATATTAATGATGCAAGGTTTCAATCCGGAGAAATTGTTGGTTTGTGCAAAGGAAAAACTGCTGCTATAGAAATTAAAAGCGGAAATATAATACAAGTTCAAACAGATGATCCAAGATGGAAAACAGGAGAAATTGTAGGTAATAGAAAAAGTTATACATTAGGTTTCGATATTAAAACGAACAAATGTATTTCTATACATAAAGAAGATTATAGATTAAAGTCAAACGAAGTGATACCAATAAGAAAGGGTAAATGTAAAGCTGTTTTAGTTTCGACAGGTGAAACAATTGAATCAACCCCTTTCGACGAAAGATGGAAAACTGGAGAAATCGTGGGTTTGACCAATGGATTGGTCAGCTTGAGGAATATAGAAACTGGGGAAATTAAACTCGTAAAGGTTGAAGACAAGAAAAAATTTGGTGGAAAATGGGTGTCTGCGAACAAAGGTTATCCCCAAAAAAAGAAAACTTGCGTTTGGTGCGGAAAAACTGGTGGAGGTGGGAATATACGCAGATATCATAATGATAATTGCAAACTAAATCCAAATTATAAGTATCCGTAGCTGATACTCCTTGTTAGTATTAGAATGAGTGGGAACGCCAATTCCGCGACTCATACATTTTTATAAATAGTTTTATTTATAAAAATGATTAGAATATTTTTAACCTCACTATTATTAATGTTACCTTCTGTTTCTAGTTCCGGAGTTTATTTTTATAATGGAATTTGGGTAGGGGATATTTGTATGTCATATAATGGAGTTTGGTCAAGAGTTGCTCCACAACCATTGGGTTCATTTTGTCAGATTATGCTTCCAACTGGTATGGTTGTTCAAGGTCAAATAGTGAATATGTAATATGAAAGATTTTATTCAACTATTAAAAAAGTTAACTGTTGGTGAAATTATAACTATTATTACAGTGATAGTTACTTGTGTTACAGCTGTTATCAAAATAGATAATAGATATGCAAAATTAGAAGAAACACAAAAAGATCTTAAAGCACAATCTGATCTAATAAACCATCAACAAGAAACTATTCAAGAACAACAAAAAGCATTAAATAATCAACAGACTGAATTATCTCAACAACAATTTTTAATTCAAAGTATTCAATTCCAAAATATTGGATTGGTGAGTGGATTATCAGAAGCTAAGAAAAATAAAATTATTAATCAATCAAAAAATCCTGTAAGATTGGATGAAAACAAAGAAGTAAAATAAAGAGGTATAATATGCAATCGCATTATTTTTATTCTAAAACTTGGCAATATCTAACGCTTGAAGAAATTGAAGCTCAAACAATGAAGGATAATATTCCTGCTTATCTAAAAGAATATATTGAAAAACTATCCGCTAAGAAGGTATCAAAATGAAATGGGAAAAACCAACTTTTAAAGATTTACGATTGGGATTTGAAGTTACTTGTTACATATTTAATAAATAATATTAAGGGAGTAAATTCTCCCTCTTTTATACATACTTATTTTTCGAGAAAACCAGATGAAGAAATTTTCAACTTTTATTAGCGAACTTGCTGATTTTAAAAAATTAAATATTCCAACTAGCAATATTAAAACTGCCGCTGATACAGCTTTTCAACCGAGTGCTGAAATGCCATCTTCAGCTAATATTAGCGGCATTTCTCCATCAACTATGACAAAAGCAATTAATACTGCTAAAACTAGTGCAGCACCAACTACTAATATTAGTCCTGAAACAAAAAAGAATATTTCTCCAGAAAATTCAACTATTCCTTCAAAAACTTTCTCTAAAGCAATGAGTATAGTTAAACCAAATTCTCCAAAAACAAATATTTCTCCAGAAACACAAAGTAATATAAAATGAAATCCTATTCAACTTTTATTACTGAATTAAAAATATTGAGAAATAAAAAATCAACGACATTAGAATTCCCCAAATCCACCCACGAAATCGCTGTTAACCTAAAACCTAATAAGCAAACTATATACCAACCATCGCATAAAATCGTCCCTATCAACCAATCTACTAGAATACCATTGAAATCT